TTCGTCAAAAGCTGACCTTGGAATGACCGAGGCCGGCATCAAGGCCGCCACCGCAGAGCGCGGCGCGATCCAGACCGCCGAAGTGTCCGAGCAACGGCAGGCATGGTGCGCGGACCTGACCGAGAGCGCGACCGGCGCCGTGGCCACGCTTGAAGTCCCCGGCGAGTCTGCCCTGATCCTGATCCAGCCAGGCGCACCGGCTCCGACCGCCGTCCATGGCGCATTGATGGCGCGCGAGATTCAATCGCCTGGTCAGGTCTTCTGGAATGCAGCCGTGCTGCCCGGCTGGCAGAAGTTCAAGCCCACCTACCGCTGGGGCACGATCACAGCCCTGGATCAGAACGCCGACAAGTGCACGGTCGAACTGGCGGAGGCCAAGTCCAGCGCAAAACGGCTGGATGTGAACCAGGGGACCACGCTGAAGAATGTCCCAATCGTTTACATGGAGTGCAACTCCGCAGTGTTCACGGTCGGCGACCGGGTGATCGTCGGATTCACTGACAACGATTGGACAAAGCCAAAGGTGATCGGGTTTGTAGATCACCCGAAGCCGTGCGCCGTGGTGTTCAGCGGCGTAATCCGGCGCGGCGAAGTCATCGAGCTTGCGGGGCCGCCCGCATCGCACACGCTCAGGGCCTACCGCCCGACATCGAACGCCTGGCAGTACCCGCTTCACTCTGACCCTTCCAAAAGCCCTGGCGCATTCAATGACGAGCCCAAACTAGGAAACGCGGGCAACCAATACAGGACCATTTTTCCAAGCATGTATTCCGGGCAGATGGCAAAGGTGGTTCAGATCGTGCTGGGCAGGGGAAATGTGGTGAATTACGCCAGCAGTTGGGCGTTGTGCCACGGGGTAATGATGATCGCTGGCGTGCCTTGGCTGGTGGAAATCAGCGCATCAAGCGGCGTTCGGGCCATGCCGCTGCCGATTAGCAGGGCCTCCGCTGATTCGCCCACCGATGCTGTCAAGCACGCCGTGGAAGACTTCGGCGGCGTGCCCACCGGGGCAGCCATGCCGGCAGGCACGACAGGCGGCGTAGTGCAGTTACTGACATCCGGCGCCATGGCTGAGGTTTTTGGAAAGCAGCCCTACACGACGTCCATGGGATGGTCGTTCAACGCAGACGGAAGCGAGGCGCACAACACATGCTGGTACACCAAGGAAAACGGCCACGTCATGGGATGCCATTACAAGCTATCCTTGAGCCAGTCGTCGGCCAGCCTGATGCTGGTCAGCGAGGGCCGGCTGGTACACCGCCTGGCGACGCTTTACGGCGAATTCGAGGAAAACCCATTGCTTGAGGAGAAAATCGTCGCCTTTTCCTTCGACGGTGGAGAGGTGGATTTGCCGCGCCAGACGGTATCGGGCCTTGATGTCACGGAGGACATCAACACCACGGTTTTTGTCTGCCACATCGGCAGCGACCTGCATAAGGTGGATGTTCAGTGGCACGCCTATTCGGCGGCCAGGGACGCATTCATACAACCGCAAATTTCCACCGCCTTCAGCGACAAGCTGACGATGCTGACCGGGTGGGGGGGTTGTTATGACACCATCGCCACGGCTGAGACGAACTACTTGACCGCATCGGCTTATGGCGTCTGCAGCCCACTGGTGCGGGACGGCTATGCTATCCACGAGCAGGCGCGGCCGGTCTTCAATAACGATGACAACTCATACAGCTTCATCGCGGCGCGCACCCATGTTGCGCTGCCTGCGGGGGTGTTCGTGACTGATCATGGCGACACGACGGCGGAGCTGGTGTTTAACGGGTACCGGCTTCTCACAGACATTGATCGACAATTTAACCCGCTGTGCAGCATGTACGGAGCGGCTCCCCACTATCTCTACGAGCTGACCGTGGACACGGATCAGTACCTCGATGGAATCACTGAATCGGACATTGCAGGCGAAGGCCTGAGCGGTGAAACCGTGCCGCCCTCAGAATCGTATAACTTCATCGGGTATCTGTAATGGCAATCACCGTAACAGTCCAGGGCGTCGAGAAGCTGATCACCGATCTGGCCAAGCTAACGCCGGCCATCGAGCGCTCGGTGATCCTGCGCATGTCTCAGGTCGCCTATGACCGCGCACAGGAGGGCGCTGGCCGCCATTCGAAAACCGGCGCGCTGTTCCGCAGTCTCTATAACCGGAGCATCCCGCACGGGCGCGAGGTCGGCCACGATCCGCTAGGGACTCGGATCAAAGGCACAGATGATAGCTATGACAAGTTTGTCATCTTCGGAACCCCTCCGCACCGTATCTATCCGAAGAACAAAAAGGCGCTGCGCTGGACTGGTGGCGGAGCATCTCACTTTGCGAAATTTGTGAACCATCCCGGATACCGGGGAGACAATTACATGCAGCGGGCGGCGGATGCGGCCATCGTCCAATTTACAGCCATCGTTACCGCAGCCATCAAGGAAAGCGCATGAGCACGACCTACACCTACCCCGATGCCTATCTGGCGAAATTCTGCACTCAGGCGATGGAAACCCGCGCGATTGCGGACGTCGCCGTCATGGGCACATTCAATACGTTCTGGACCGAGCGCCTGACCGTCCTGCGGGCCTATATCATCGTGTGCTTGGAGAATCAGGCCGATGCGGAGGATCTTTTCACGGCCAAGCTGAAGAGCTACCGCGGCGAGATGCAGATTGCGCAGGCCCAAGCCCAGGTGCAGGCCGCAGCCGACGCTGCAGAGGCCGATGGGACCGTTGACAGCTTCGGCATCTTTTCAATTCCTCTGGAGCGCGGCTGATGACTGCCATGACCACACTCACGGCCGCGCGTGATTCGCTGGCCACCATCCCTGGCGTCGCATCGTGCAAGATCGGGCTTGAGGCCAACATCAGCCCGGCGGACTATCCGCTGATCCGTCTGGTTCCATCGCGACTGACGCCGGGCAAGCCCTACGGGAACCGCACCATCGAGACGCTGATCTATTTCGGAGCGCAGACCGCCAAGTCCGAGGGGCTGGAGACGGTCTACGATGATCTGTTCACACTTGAATCCGCGATCATGGTGGCGATTCAGGACTTGGGCGGACGCTACCGGGAGACGATCACAGACGAGGATCGCCTGGACGCCTATAAGCTCATGACCATCCGGTGCGAACTGACGGAATCGACCGAGGACGCGACCCGGTATCCTCCGCCCACGCCGACCCCGACCCCGACGCCTACGCCGGCTCCTTAGTCACCGCCCCGACCGTCCGCACCTGATACGGGCCGGGGATTCCGGCGTTGTAAACCTGCGTCGCGTCGCCAGAGCGCATGACCTGGGCCAGCTTGTCCGCGCTCCCGGTGATCCGGGCCGCCATTGACTGCCCGACCGAGTTCAGGAAGTATCGGTCGGCCTCCGGGTTTTCTGGCTTCGCCGTGCGCCCGGTCAGGTCAAGTCGTGGAGAAATTACGCATTTGCAGTGCGGATGAAATCCTGGAACTGGTGCAAGCCGCTTCGGATACACACCCTTCCCAAGACCATACTTGTCCCTGCCAGCGTACAGTGCGCAGATACACACGCTGTCCGACTTGGGGTTGCGCCTGATCTGCACGAACTCGACTTCCTCATCATCCATCAGAAGCTGCGCCTCGCGCTTCATGTAGGCCTTGTGAATCTCGGTCTGCACAATCCGATTGGCGAAGTACCTCATGCGCTCGAAGAACGCGATTTTGAGCCGCTTATCCAGCAAGTCCTGCCCTGCACCCTCTTGCACCTTGTCCAGAGCGTCCAACACCTGCGCGTAGGCTGCGCGCAGGGCTTCCGACTTCAGGCCGTCAACCTGCAACTTGGCGAACGCCTTGGTCATCTGGCCCTGCATCCCTGAATCGGAGAGCAGCGCCTCGCGCAGATACTTCGGCAATGCCGGGTTGCTTGGGTTGAATTGCAGCGGCTCCGCATCGGGCGGGCGGAATCCGTAGCCCTCGAACAGTTGCAGCGCCAGCGCGCGGGCATCTGAAAAGCCCTTCAGGTGCTTATCCGCAATGCCTTGCACCACCTGGGAAACGGTCTGGGACTGCGCGTACAGCTTCGCGGACAACTGCACCGTGCCGACTTCCATGGCCATGGCTGCCTCGGTTCCGATCGATGCGGCCATGACGCCGCTGAAGGCCGTGGCCAGAAGCTGCGCGTATTCCTTGGAAAAGGACTCCATGATCTGGTCCACGGCGTCACGCGGCGGCACGCCGTCGCGGATGAGCTGGATCAGGTCCTGATAGGCTTTGCGCAGGTCGGTGTCGAGGCCCTTTGCCGTGGCGTCCAGTAGGGCGCGTTCTTGTGTGGGGGTCATTTCGTCGGCCCCGCCAGATCAAAAGCCATTTCAGCCACCCGGTAGGCGGTCTTCGAGCTGCACTGGAACCGCTCTCGAAGCATGCTCACGATGTCGCACTTTTTCAGGCCGGCCGCAATCTGGCGGACGGCAAAGTCCAGCCGGCGGGCGCGCTCAACGGCGTGCGGGTCAACAACGTGAATAAGGTCGGTTCCAATGGTCATAGGCCTTGCACCTTTATGCCGGTCATTCCCGCGTCACGGCGCTGGATAAGCGGCGCCAGCGCATACCGGACGCTATCGATCCAATGGTTGTTTGCATCCACGATCACCGGCAGGATGTCGCCCGTCAGGCGGTCCACCTTGTAGCTGTAGAGGCGGGTCTCGCGGATTGTCTCGATACATCGCGGGTGAATGACGATTTCAGTATAGCTTCGTAGGTGCGCCACGCCGTCCTCAACACTGCCCGGCCACTTCTCAACGCTAACCGTGTTCGGCAGGCCGTGCCGCTTGAGGTAGCTTGTCGATTCCGGGCGGGCAGAATCGGCGCGAATGATGTGCTTTTCAATGCCTGGGATGCGCTCGGTCAGGTAACGCGGCGTCTCGTCGATTTCCAGCCCGACCCGGCCGGCTTCGTATTCAACCCAAAGGCGCGAATCGTGCACCCACAGCTTAACAGCTGCCGTCGGGTCTTGCGCGAATCCGTAGTCTAGTCCGTGATACGGGCCGTCCCAGCCCTCGGACGGGCGGAACTCGGCCACGCGGACCTTGCCGGCCAACACCTGCGAATCGCTGTTCGTCAGGTAGGCGCCCTCCCAGACGTGGGCATAGGTCGCCGGGTCCAGCCGCTCCTGTTCGCGCTTGCGCAGCGTCTCCAGCCCTTCCGGGAAGAATGGGTTATCCCACCATTGCATGTCAACGATCAACGCATTGGCCGGCGGCTTCTTAACGAATCGCTGATCGACTGGGCTGCCATCAATGCGCGGATTCCAGATCGCCCACAGCTCCGCCTTTGGCTGGCGGAACACCGTAGCCTCCAGGGCCAGCCAGGACGCCTCTGGAACGTCCTCGGCCTCCTCTACGATGGTTAGGTCGATCTTAGCCGTGGACTTCACGCTGCTGACGTTATTGCGAAGGCCACGGAACAGGAACTCGGTCCCGTTGTCACCGCGAAGGTAATCGACACCTACCTGATAATGAGCGGCCAGCCATGGCTCGGATTCAATCGCCGCCTTCAGCTCGGCGTGAAATGACTCCTTGATGCTGATCTGTAGCTCGCGCGTGCACAGCACCCG